CCAAGCACTCGTAGAGTGTATAGCGTGCGTCGTCGTTGGCGCTGAACCCGGTTTCTTTGTCCTTGGCTTTTTGAATGTCGGTCTGGGTTTTGTCTGGGTCGCCCAGCTCCACGTCTTTGTAGAACCCAGCGTGCTGCATCTTCAAGATTTCATTCTTGGTCTTGCGCATGGTGTGGGTCATGCGGTAGCAAGTGTCCAAATCGGTGGTGCCGTAGGGCAGCAGCACATCTTCCGCCGGCACGAACATGGAGACCTGACGCCCCAAGCTGCCGTCTTCGTAGACTTTCTTGAACGCCGAGCCAGAGCCGGGCAAGCTCCACAACATGCGCTCGTGCTCCGAGCGGAACTCGGTCATCACTTCGGTCAACTCGTAGTTCATGTCTTCTTCGACGCGAGTGGCGGCTTCCTTAATGTCAGGCGTTTCTTTGCCAATGATCTTGGTGCGCACTGGGCCTTGGGCTGGAAACGTCTCCGTAATCATCTCTGACTGAAAGCGCACCACGGCCTCTGTAATCATGGGGTGGAAGACGCCGCACGCGCCGTTCCAAGGTTCTGTGCGCTCTTCGTATTGGAGGCCTAAGAGCTTGATGCCCTCAACGTAGGCTTTCTCCCAGTCTTTGCGGGATGCGCGATCGCCTTCAATATCTTCCACCAGATCGCCGGCCAAGGACAGCAAATAGCCCTCGTCCATTTCTTCGGCCAAGTTGCGGCTGAAATCATCTTCGCCGCCGGGCTTGATGGAGATGTCCGTGTCGCCTGCGTGGATGTCCACTTCTTCGGGGTCGATGATCTCGATCTCGATGGGTTCTTCATTTTGAGCCAAATCTTCGATGCCCTGCGGAGCTTGGTATAAGCCTTTGTCGATTGCCATGATCTTAAATCTTTCTTAGTAATACGCTGCTTTGCGACGGAAGTAAAGAGGTTCGTCCTTCTCGTCAGAGTCCAGCGCAATGAACCCACCTTGGCGAAAACGCATCAATGCCTGCGATGTAGTATCCACGTAGTCGTCGTTTTCTCCGTTGGGGAATGACGCCACCTCTTCAATCACCTCGCGTGCCCAGCGTGTGTCTGGTGCCCAGACCATGCCCGAGGCGAACAAGTCCGAGACTGCATTCAATCGTACCACCTTGTCATTGCCACGACTAGGGTTGGTCTCGTCCACGGGGATGCCCATGTTGCGCAGCTCTTGTATTAGTGGAGCGCCAGCGGCCTTCTTTTCCACGATGAACGCATCGGGTTGCCAAGACTTGTAGTGTTTGAGTGCGGTCTGCTTTAGCTCGGGGAAGGCCATGCGTGCTTTGAAGGCGTCGAGCAAGATGATCTGCGCCTTGTTGTTTTCTTCCTCGTTGTACCAGACGCCCCACGTTGTGCAGGCGGAATAGTCGGCGCTGGTCTTTGTCTCGAACGCCGTGTCCCATGACTGGATGATGTAGTCGCAGCGGGGTGGGTCGTCTTGTGGCCAGATGCGCCAGCTCTTTCTTGAGATGATCGCCGCCGCGTCGGAGGTTGGCTGCTGCATGTACTGGGCGTTCCAGAACTTGGGGTCCAAGTTGGCGCGTTTGGCTTTCAACTGCTCCAGCGGCCACTGTTCTGGCCAGAGTGACTTCTCAACGGTCTCGCCCGTCTCTGGGTCTTCGGACTCAAGGATGGCCGGCAGCTCCACGATCTCCCACTGGTCAGCGTCGGGGTTGCGCGTTTGGTAGTCAATGAGTCGGCCAGTGAGGTCGATCAAACTCCAGCGCGTCATGATGACAATGATCGCCCCGTTAGGCATCAAGCGCTGCAACGGCCCAGTTTGAAACCAGTTCCACGCGGTATCAAAGGCCAAGCGGCTGTTGATCTTCACGTCCTGCTCAGAATGAGGATCGTCAATAACGAACAAATCAGCGCCACGCCCAGCAAGAGCGCCACCCACACCAGCAGCATAGTACTGGCCACCAGCAGCGGTGCTCCACTTGCCAGCCGCCTTTTGGTCGTCGGCCACCAACGTCTTGGGGAACAGTTCACGGTATTCATCTGAGTCGATCAAGTTGCGGATGCGCCGCCCAAAGTCTTCGGACAGACCCGCAGTGTGCGTGCCCATGATGATCTTCTTCTCTGGGTACTTGCCTAAAAAATAAGCAGGGAACAGGTAGGAGCTGAACTCGGACTTGCCCATCCGTGGCGCAATGTTGATGATGACGCGCTTCTTGCGCCCCTCGATCACGTCGGTAAATATGCCTGCTAATTTCTTATGGTGCGGCCCAATTTTAAATCCCGGGTACACATGTTTAGCAAAGTCCAACATGCCGAGTCTAGCGTTTGACAGAGACATGCGACGCTCACGCTCTTCCAACATCTCCAACAACTCAAGCTTCTCCGCGCCCGACATCTTGGGCAGCGCGAACTGGAGGGTCTTGATCTTGATCTCGACCTCAGTCAGATTCAGGTCGTTGAGTTTCATTGTCTATGGTAGTTGGTGAGCGCTCACTAACATCGGTCACATTGGCGTCGATGACGCCCATGAACTTGGCCAGCTTGTCTTTGATCTTCTTGTCGATCTCGGCGTCGGGCAACTCGGTCTTCTTGACCTCGATGCGTTCGGTGAACAGCCCCACCTCCGTGACCTTGCCCAGCATGTCAAGCGCTTTCAAGCGAATGCGTGCGTCGGGGTGATTGGTCTCTTCCAAGATTTTGGCCACGGCCATGCCGCGCAACTCTTTGGCCATCTCCACGAACTCCCAGTCGTAGGCGGACAGCATTGTGACCAGATGGCGTACAGCCTCTGGCGTCTTGAGTTGGGTGAGTTGGGTTTTGGCTTCTGCTGCCGGCGCGGTACCGGCCAGCACACTGAACACTTTCCGGGCGGCGTTGGCGTCGGCTTCTTTGAGCGTGGCGTTGTCGTCCACGATGCCTAGGCGTTCAAGCCACTCGGTTGTCTTGACTTGCGCGTTGAGCGTTTCATCCGGCTCTGCCCTATCCAAAGGCATGGTGCCCCGCGCCGCGTGCGCAGCCACAGGTGGGATGAAGTCAATCAGGTGTTCTAGCATTTGGTCCTTGCGGGTTGCATTCCCGTTGGCGCAAGTGTACACTCACTTTTGCAGTGGCGCAATCCATTGCTTGTCTCCTAGTTGGGGTAAAACCCTTGACGCCCCCGGTAGAAATATCGGGGGCTTTTTTATTGGCTGGCATGACTGGGATCGAACCAGTGACCTACGCATTAACAGTGCGTTGCTACTACCAACTGAGCTACATGCCAATGTGTAGCTTCAATTTCGAAATTTGGTCTGTGCGGCTGGATTCGAACCAGCGACCCCTCGTTTCCAAAACGAGAACGCTACCACTGCGCTACGCACAGAGATCTTGGGTTCCGGTTGGATTGGGGTTTTCATGATGTTGCGGATTGTAAACTTATTTTGGCGTGTTGGATACTTAAAAGTTGTTGGTTGGGTCCGACTCACTATGCGGTGTGGCCACACGCGGAACTTAATCGCGCTGCCGGGGGCGGGTTATCACAACCAACACGACTGAGGACTGGTAGGGGGCACTGCCCTTCTATGCTCCGGCACTCTCGGAGCCAATCCTCATGCGTCTTGGTTGTTGGTGTCTGGGATTTGCACCCAGTTGCCTACCCTTGTCAGGTTGTGCTTCGCTAGAGCACCCCCACCAACAAACGTATTGTACACCGTTTGACAGGAGTTGCTTGGATTTTTTATAAAAATTTTGGGGGTAGGGTAATTAGACAAAAAGTTATAAAAATCTACAAAGTGGTTACGGAACAGTGTTCATGGTTTCATGGTCGGCATGGTCAAAAAGGGGGTTCTGGGGGTACGGTGGGGTCTTTGGTTCCAAGATTACGCCGCTACCACGCCGCCAAGTAGCCCTTAGTTCTACCCCTCATGCTATAATGAGTGTAACGAATCGGAATGGTTCTGTTTCGTTGTGGGGTCACGTTGACCCCGAATCTTTTAAAGGTACACATCATGACAACTCTCAATACTCTTATCTCCACTCTGCTCAAAACAGATGACAAGCAACAACTCACCGCGAACCAAATTGCGGCGGAGGCGGCGCGAATCACGTTTGACGAATACCGCGCCATTGTCGTGGCCGTTTGTGAAAAGCATTACACCGTAAAAGCCCATAAGTCCAAGCAAGGCGACTACCTCACATTCACCAAGGAATCCGCGCCTGAGCAAAAAATGACGCGTTTGCTCAAGTTGCACCCTAACCGCCCCCAAGGTAAAGCACCCACGCAATCACGCAAGGTTGTCGCGCCCAAGGCATTGGTGTCTAGCGTTGTGGCAGAGGTCATCGAAGCTGGCTTGACTAAGGCCGAATTCAATGCCTTTATCGCGGCGCTGAAGGCTTCGGTGTCGTTTGAATGATTGGGGGTCACGCTGACCCCGAAAACGTGGCGGCGCGGGAATGTGAGGCCGCGCCGCTGTTCCAAAACGTGTCAAGTACAAAGGTAAACCATGCACCAATGCACAAAATGCGGCGATGATGTGCGCCCACAACGCTGGGCGTTGGGCTTCAAACTCTGCCTATCCTGCGGCGAAACCCACGCGCAACAACGCCGCCACACTGTTGTTCCCCTGAACAAATCAAACTACATCATGGTGACTGACCTTGCCATGCTCTCTCAACTTAACCCCAAACGTACAACCTGAAAGGTACATCATGCGTAATACAACACAACCCACAATCGAACACATGGGCACGTTCACCTTCCCTATCCACGGCGAATACAACGTCATGTACTACTACCCCAAAGGCAAAGCACAGCCCGACTTCTTTCTTATCAACGTCTATCGCAAGAACAGTTCACGCGGCCTATGCTTGAGTGGTGAAGCCGCCTTCGAAGCATGGCTAGAGAAGATGCAAGCTCCCATTCAAATGAAGCTGTGCTAATTGGGGGTCAACCTGACCCCAAAAGGTGCGATATCCCTAAAAATCAAGGTAGGAGTGGATATCGCACAGTGGACAACACTTCGGACACGCGGCAACCCGCATGGGCATTGGCTCTAGGTTAAAGCGTGTCCTAATATAATATCTATTAAAGTATATTCATATATATAGACAAGTGTTTATTTGTTTGTTGTCCTTTGTCTTTGGCTAACCTTGGCTTAACCTTTAAACCCATTAGTATTGTTTTTAAACGATATAAAGTTGGACACTTTTTGCAAGAAACCTAGCAACCATGCGGATTTTGGCGTGTCCGAAGTGTTGTCTACTTTGCGGTATCCAGCCCCAATACCTGCTATACTTGCCCGACATTGTTTTTTAACAGGAGATATCTGATGTACTACAAGCACAGGCAATATATGGGCATGACGCAAAACGAATTGCTCACCCACCTGACCCGACAAAAGAAACCGCCCCTCGTGATTGAAACCATCATGAAAACTGTGGCCGAACAACAACGCAAACTGCGAACCGAGCGCATCACGCGGATACAACACGACCTATTGTGGGCGCCAATCATTGACCCAGCTAAACATGAACTACGCATTGTCGAGCGTATGCGTTGCACGAACACCGAAGATATCTCACGCCAAGAAGCATTGGATAGGTACGCCGAAGTACTGCGCGAACTGCTCGGGGTGCTGACTCTTGCGCGGCGCAAGCATGGCGTTGTGCCTTCCAAGCTACGAGAAAAGCTGGAGCGCAAGGGAATTCCTATCCCCAACAAAGGCCACCACTGGGTCGATTGGGTATCCGAGAGCGACAAGGCCGAGGTGCGTGCGTTGTTCGATGCCATACCGTACAAGCAATACGCCAAACGCAAGACGCCCTTCGAGCGCACGATACCCAAGGGTGAGGGCTGGCGCGACAAACGCAACAAGCTACAAAAACGCACAGAGCTGGAGTTGGCTAAGGCCGAGCACGACCTGCTCGCTATCCGCATGATGAAGATGGAAGACAAGAGCGCCGCCATACGCAAGCGCATAGCCAAGCACGAAGACTCTATTGCCAAGATGAGGCAGGTGTTGTTGTGGGTACGTGACGCCGAGGAAGGCGAAGCCTTGCCGCCAACATGGAGTGGGTACTACCTAACACGCGAGGAGTTCGCGCAAACGCCAATCATTCTGGAACGCCTTTAACGGGTGTCAATTTTTAGGGGTCACGTTGACCCCGAATCGGGGAGCGCATGGTTTAGCCGCGCCGCGCTCCCTGCCTGTACTAGCTGGCCGAAAGGGAATTGTATGAGTCAAGAAACGAGTACCAACCAACCCATTGAAGGGTTTGAGTACCGCGTGTACACGCAAGACGGTGAGTTGTTGCTGGTGACTAACAAGTACCGCATAGCCAACGACTACGCGCTGGGATACCAAACACGCACAGGCGAAATGGTGTTTGTGAAAACTTGCAAGAAGGAGAACTGAAATGGAAAACTTCTTTGAGCAATTTCACGGGCGCGAACTGCGCCGCCTCAGCAAGTGCATCACCAAGCTAGAGGCCGAAGGCTTGACCACCACTAGGTACACAGGGGCAGGCATCAACCCTAACTCGGGCAATGTGTCTGTGTATGACGAAGGATGGAGCGCGTCTATCTTCATTGGTAGCGAAGGCTCGGAACCTACGTGGTGCTACCCATGTTTCGAGTGCGGAGAAGAACATATGTTCGACACGCATAAAGAAGCGCAGGAGTACGCGCTGACCTATGACCACCAATGCGAATCGTGTAACCCAAAAGAAAGAGAGGAGATCACAGAGTGACGGGTGTCAGTCCCTTACTGACGTGTTTTTAGGGGTCAAGCTGACCCCGAATGTTTTTCATCAACTAGGAGAATTCAAATGAAACTTTATTTCGCAACCTTCCAAACTCAAGACAGCGACAACAAACCAAGCATAAGATCGCACACGGCGCTTATCGCAGAGCAAGTCGAAATCAGAAGCGACAGAAGCCGCCGCAAAATCTATGCAGGTTTGACGGTTAGGCAAAGCGCGGTAAAAGTAAGTCCCTCACTGTTTACAAATCGAGCCAAACGATACGACATTGATGACTTGTATTTACTAAGTTCAACTGCTGGAAACAATCCTGAAACATTCATAAATAGCCACTACGGTTACGACACTTGCTTTAACTTGCTAATCACCGAACTGACGCCCATTCAAATGCGTTGGCTTAGTGACCCCGAGCAAGGTTTGGGGGTCAAGATCAAGTTGTTTGACCGTATATACATGAACACCGTTGGCCCTGTGGACACATTCATAAGCCGTGTCACGCGGCAGATGAAAGAGCGCCTCGACAAACTACGCCCATATGCAGTCTACAAAGGCACCATGTCCTACTCTGCGGCGGACT